CGCTTGTAGCTTGTTGTGTCCGTCTTCTACGTCGTCACCGAAGGCATCCCAGTTCGTCTCACGCTCCATATTGGCAACGGTACGAGCATAATCAGCGCCCATACGTCCCTCTTGGTACGCTTGGTGAAACAGGGGGCTATCTTGGACAGAAGATCCACGGCTAGAAACACCAGCTTCGCCGTCCTTGATACCCCGAAGGGTTTGTCGCTGGATCTCTTCGTTCTGAGCCTTCTGAGCAGCCTGTAGTTCGGACTGACGCTGGGCGTTCTGGTAACGATCTACTTGCTGGTTTACACCTTTGAGAGACCCCGAGAGAGACCCGAGAGCATCCGCAAGTGCCTTAGAGCCAGACCGGTCGTTGCCGGGGCGCATGTATGAAGCCCGGTTACCAATCTGACCAGCAGAGGATACCGGTGAGTTTAGTTTAACTGGTTCACGAGCCATAAGACTTCTTTCCTTGCTTGATGTCGTTGACGTTGCCTGACTGTGCTACTGCATCCCCAACGCTACCCAGCATGCCCACACCGAACTCAATCCAAGGGGCAATCTTCTGGAGACCCTTGATGTCATCTGAGACCGGCATCTGCCGGGGGTCGATAACGGTATTGACTTGGTTGTCACGAGCAATCTGGAGGTTCTGGATGTCTTGGTAGAAGCTGTCAGCAGCGTTCTTGCGTGTTTGTTGGAACCGACGGGCACCCTTAGAGGTCTGTGAGGAGATGTCGTTAAACGTCTCTCGGGCAGACACACCAGACAGGTTAGAGGCACCGGTAGACGCAACAGCGCCCGAGCGTGCCATACGGCCTGTCATTTCAAAGTCGAATGCCTGTTGGCGTACGGTAAGATCATTCTGGATGAACTTGAGGGCCGTGCTGTCTACACTAGCGTCGTACGTAGCAGCAGCAGCCGCCTTGTTACGTTCGTAGTAGGCGACCTTCTCAGCCCGTTCCTGAGCAGCTTGTTTCTCAGCCGCATAGTTGTTGAAGAGGCTAGATGCACCCTGCTGTAAGAAGTCCACGGCAAGTCCAGCGCCCTGAGACGCAAGGAAGTTACCAGCACTACCCAGCATACCACCACCGGCACCTGAGGCAGCAGCAGCAGTACCACCACCGGCAGCAGCGGTAGCGCCGCCCCCAGCAGCAGCAGCGGTACCACCAGCGGCAGCACCTGTGGCACCTAAGCCCATAGCGTTAGCCGCTAGTCCACCTGTAAGGCCCACAGCAGCCGCACCGCCGACACCGAAGTCAACCAATGCGTTCTGCTCGTAGCTACCTGTTACGCCGTATTCTACGCCGTCGTAGGCTTGGTTAGCAGCAGACCAGCCACCAGCAGCTCCCGCAGCAGCACCGATAGGGCCACCCAGAAGGAAGCCCCCGATGCCACCACCGACACCACCTACAAGGTTGGTGCCGAGGTTGCCGATGTTATTCCAAAAGCCACGGTCTTCTTCCCAGAGGCTATCTGATCCATCGTTGGTATTGAAGTCAAATAGACCCATGTTAGATCCTCCGAGCTTTCGGTTGATGATCGCCGAACCAGTCTACGTGCAAGATGTTGCTACGGAACGGTCCAGAGTTCTTGAGGGTAATCACAGCGTTGTCGTTACGGAGCATCACAGGGACCTTGTGGAACCCACTGTCGAACGTCACCTTGCCACTGAAGATGTCAGTGAAACCGGCACGAGGGCCAGCGGCATAGGAACGTGTGGGGCGACCACGAGAAGCGATGTCCACGTCGAAGGACACACTGTCTGCGTATGCTACGTTGAGGTGCTGAAGCTGAAGGCGACCATCCGTCATCACCATCTCACCAGAGTTATCCTTCTTAGGGATACGCCGGTAGATCGTGGAGAGGGTGACCTCCATATCGTACTGCACACCGACAACGATGTTAGAGAGGTTTGAGGTAACGTCGCCGGATACGAACAGGTTGCCACCAGAGGTGATCCGGTCGTACGGCAGGGTGTTGCCGCTAGATAGATCCCAGACCTCTACGTTGAGGAGGTTGGCATCGTAAGGGACGTTAAGAAGCGTCTCATCCTGAGCGCTGTAGTAGGACCCTGTAGGGGTTACAGCGTAGTCGAGGAGGAGCTTGTCTTCTATTTCGTTCTGGTCTCGGATGTCGATACGGATCAGCTCACGTTCGCCTCCCAAGCCTGCCACTAGGAACAGGTGGTCGTCAAACATCGCCAGACCCTCAATAGACCCCTCACCGATCTCCCAGCGTGACCATGCGGATTGTACCTTGGTCTCTCCAGCCATCTCGAACTTGTAGATGTAGAGAGCGCCAGCATCACCTGTGGAGTGGATAGCGATGAACTTGTGGTCACGACTTACGGCCATGCTGCTTGCACCCGAAGGGATATACTGAGGCACAGCGATGGTCAGGTCGTTACCGAGGATACGTTCATCAGAGAGCCGTAGGTAGAACTCACGGACCTGAGTGAAGGAGCCGATGTCAGCAGCAGCGATAGCTGTGTCACCGAGAACGATAGGCTTAACTTCTGTAGAGACCTTGTAGTCCGCCACCTGAGCAGCCGTCACGGTAGAACCTGTGATGACACCGTTAGGTGAGTAGACGATGAACTGTCCCTTGTCAGAGTGAAGGAGCAGTTGGTTACGAATAGGGGTAGCAGCGTAGAGGACGTTCACTCGACCGAAGTTGAGATCTACGTCGATCCGCTCATCCTGCTCTACCTGAATAGCCGTCGTGCGATAGAAGTTGCTTACCGCTTGGCTCTCAGAGAGCGAGATGCTTTCCCCAGAGAGAAACCCAAGGCGTCCCTGAAACATGAACACGTCGTTGATCTTACGGTCGATGAAGGATGGGCTTTCGTTACTATCAGCCGAACCAGCAAGCCGGTCTTCCCACACGTACGCACGGAGATCAAAGGTACCGTTAGGTTGCCTGATGAGTACCTGAGGCATCGTATCAGCATCTAGCTGTTCCTGAGCGTCTGGGCCTACAGTTTCCTGCCAAGCCTGTCCGCTCCACTGTACAAAGTAATCGTCAGCAGCGAGGCCCTTCTTACCAGCAACACGTACTAGCTGACCTTCTACGCCATGCTGAGGTAGCTCTTCGAAGTCAGAGACAACGGATGAGACGTACGTACAGTTGGCACCTGAGGGGCCATTGAAGGATACGATGTAGAACTCACGGTTACACCCAAGTTCACCCACGGCATCGTGAGCGTGGCTCTTAGTGTTGTCTGAGATTACCCATGACTGGCCACCTACGGAGGACGTACCGGACACCGCCGTTGCGAGTGAGGAGATAGCATCCTTGATGGAGTTGAGCGTGGTTGTATCGTTTTGGTTAGACGCCGACACACTGTCAGTCGCCTGAGCTGTAACGGTGTTATACTGAGGAGAAACCGATGAACCAGCAGACCAGTCAGAGATACTGGAGTTGTGCGTGTTGGTGATCGATGGTGTCGTTGTGGTTCGGGAACCAGCGGTCACCGTCGAGGTCGAGGTACCAGTCGTACGAGACTTACTGTCGTAGGTAGCAGATCGGTAGTAGGTTGTTACTACGCCACCGTTATCCACGTCAGTTGCTACCACGAGAGTGTACTTACCGCCGCCAGAGTGACCAGCGATAGCGAAGGAAGCGTTACGGCCCAGAAGAGGGCGTGTGTCAGCCGCAGTGTTCGCTAGGACAGTCTTGGTACGGTTCACGAAGAACGTGTAGTCACCAACAGTGGTTGCCCTGAGGTTCGCTGAGGGATCACTACAGGTCATGTAGGTGGAGGCGTTGCCTACTACATTTACAGTCTGGGCTGTGCCGTTGAGGTCGAACACCTCTACAGAGCCGTCAGAGTTTGCCGTCACGATATACTTTTCCGCAAGGTCACGGTCGATTGTATGAACAAATGTTGAGGTACCGAGCGCATTGCTGGTCAGGTTGCCGATATGCTCAGCACCCCGCCGCTTGTTAAGTCCATGGACCGCCGAGAGGTAAGCGTTTGTTACGCTGTCAGCAGCCGTAGGAATACGTAGCTCAGGTACCTGTTGAGTGACACCGCCGGTTAGACCGGGGATGCTATCAGACAGGTAGGGCATTAGTAGCCTCCGAGGTGACGTGAGGAGATGTAGTTAGAGAGAGGGTTGTCCCAGAGGACGTTGCGGTCAGCGTTCTTACCTTCGTCCTGCTTCAGAGCGACGTAGGCACGGGAGGCTTGAGCCTGCACTTGGGCCATGTCAGCGTCTGCGCCTACTACACGGTTCATGTAGCGGTGCTGTGCGTCGAGGGTGATGAAGCGACGGGCTTCTTCTGGGAGGCCATCGAAGTCCCACAGGTAAACCAGATCGGCATACACCTCGGTCTCGAAGGTAGCCGTGAAGTCAACCATGTTGAACAGCTTGGAGTTACGAATGGTGAACCGTTGGTTACGGTCGTTCCACCCATTGACATCCGTAGCGTCCACTCGAGTGACGTTGGTGGGGACGAAGATGTTGTTGTTCGTGTCAGGTGTGAGCTTAGCCTTGCGGCGAGTGTTCCAACTCCAGCCACGGCTCTGCAATTCACGGGAGACCTCATCAATGACTTGGACGGCAATCTGTGCCTCAGCAATGTCGTCTACGAGGTTTGATACGGGGTACTCGCCTACAGCCGTCAGTAGACTGTTCACTGCATCGAGTTTGGTAGATGGTGTAAGCATTGTATCCGCCTTAGGTTGATTTTAAAAGGGGAGCCCCGCTAAGGACCCCCCTTGAAAGGTAGTTTATGACTTAAGCGTCAGCAGCCTTACGTACTTCGTACAGAGCCGAAGGACGCAGAACGTCAGAACCGAAGAGCATCTTGGAAGCGAGCAAGGTGCCCTGCTTAGCTACGGAGTACTCAGTCTCAGTAACCATGTCCTGAGCTTTGATCATGCCAACGGCAGAGGAGTGCATGAACATGCCGAGCGTGTCGGTAGCGTTGATAGCGTAATCGTCGCCGAAGCCGCCGGTAGCGGAGTTCATTGGCGTACGACCGTCTGGACCGGTGTTGCTGTTAGCAGTACCGTTAAT